CCCGCGTCCCCCCCTGCCCGCGGGGCGGCGGGGGCGCCCCGCCCCTACGGGGGCGGATGTACCGGATCGCGGATCTGCGGGAGGGGCAAGCCCCTCCCCTACGGGGACGGACGTACCGGATTGCGCGCCGTAGGGGACGGCGTCCTCGACGTCCCGTTCCCGCCGTAGGGGACGGCGTCCTCGACGTCCCGTTTGTCCGGCCTTCCTCCATGTCCGCGGGCGGCCGAGGGCGGCCTCCCCTACGGGGGCGGACGTGCCGGATCGCGAAACCGCGGGAGGGGCAAGCCCCTCCCCTACGGGGGCGGATGTACCGGGATGCGGGATCTGCCCCTCAGATGCGCAGGGTCTCGACGCCGAGGGGGCGGCGGGTACGGTTGAGCGCGTCGGTGAGCTGGCGCCAGGCGCGCGCCACGAGCGCGACGGACTGGTTGTAGCGCTCGTACTCCATGTTGTGCAGGTCGATCTCGCTGCAGAGCCAGGCCTCGTAGAGCGGCAGCGCGTAGGGCTCCGGCGCGATCAGCTCCGTGTCCGCCGTGTAGCGCAGCTCGAGGAGCGGCAGCTCCCCCTCATGCGTCGCATAGACCTCGCCGCAGAGCTGCAGGTCGAGCAGGCGCAGCCAGAGGAGCTTCTCCTCCTCCCCGAAGGCGTTGGGGCGCAGGGCGTCCACATGGGCGATCAGCGCGCCGGCCGTCATGCCTGCGTCCTCTGCAGCGCGCCCATGGTCTCGTCCAGGGCCTCGCGGGCGCGCTCGGCGCGGCGGATCTCCGCGGCCACGGCATGCGGCACGGAGGAGCTCTTGCCCTTGGGCAGCAGGTAGTTCACGCCGTTGATGCCCACAAAGAGGTTGGGGTCCTCGCGCTCGGCGCCGCGGGGGATCAGCACGTCTTCGCGGGAGTTATCTTTGATGTTTGCCATGTGAATTCTCCTTTCGGTTTGGATAGTGAAGAGTGAAGAGTGAAGAGCGAAGAGTGAAGAGTGAAGAGTTGAGGTGTCGCGCGGTGCGCGACGGATCGAAATCGTTTCGCCTCCGGCGAAACACCTCAACGCTTCACGCTTCCTTGCGCCGGGCGGTCGCCGGCGGGCGGATGATATCCGCCCCTACGGCATGGATTCTGCTGCGAAGCATAATCGAAATCGTTTCGCCTCCGGCGAAACACCTTCACTATTCACTATTCACTACTCACTTTTTATCTCCTCAGTTTTCCTCGTCGCTGGCCGAGAAGCTCGAGCAGCTCATCACGCGCAGCAGGCGCTCGGGATAGAGGATGGTGGCGCCGTTGGTCTCGAACTTGTAGCCGATGGTGGAGAACTGGTTGAGCGGGCCGCCGATCTCGCCCTTGTCGTGGATGATCATTTCCAGCGCGCCGCCCTCGGGGTCGATGATGCCGAAGCTGTCCTTGCCGAAGAAGTAGCTGGCGTAGGTCTTGGTGCCGGCCTTGTTCTGGTAGTCCGCGCCGCCGAGCACGGGGGCGAAGGCGTTCTCCACGAAGCGCACGCCGTGCAGCTCGCCGATCTCGCCGTTGAGCAGGTTCTCGGGCGCGGCGTACTTGTGCGCCTCGATCCAGCCCTCGCACTGGCGCAGGTCGTGCGCGACGGAGGGGTGGATGACGGCGTAGTAGCGGCCGTTGAGCTTGGGCACGCGGTTCTTGGTGAGGATGGTGACGGCCTTGTTGACCATCGCCGGGGTCAGCATGGAGCGGAGCGTCGCGCTGGCCTCCATCTCGGCGCAGCTCGTCGGCGTGGAGGCGACGGCGCCGGTGGAGAGGTTGAGGTTGTCGCAGTAGAGGACGTTGGTGCCGAGCAGGAGGGCGTCGCGGATGAGCTTCTCCTGGGTCTCGGCGGCGGAGGCGCCCATCTCCTCGGTCGCGCCGAGGATCACGTCGTCATAGGCGCGCAGCTCGAGCTTGTCGGTGATGGAGGTGTAGGTGCCGTACTGGTCGACGCTGCCGGTCACGGTGGTCACGCCGAACTTCTGGCCGCTGGGGATCACGCCCTCGGTGAGCTTCGGGGCGCGCTCGAAGGTGTTCCACTTGCGCCACTCGACGCTGCCGCGGTGGTTGGCGGGCAGGGGCTGGCGCTTGGCGAACTGCGCGTACACAAGCTCGGCACGGGCGTTCTCGAGCAGCTCCGTGTCGTAGAAGGCCTTGAGCTCGGGCGTGAGGGTGTGGGCGCTGTCGAAGGCCGTCGCGGCGCCGGTGGCGGCGTTGACGAAGTTCTCGGTGCCGTTGACGAGCGTGCCGGCGTCGGCGAAGTGCTGGAGGTCGAAGGAATAGCGGGTCTGGGTCATAGGTATCTCCTTTCGGTTGATGAAAAAATGTGGGTGGAAATGCGGTTTTTTGCTGTAGGGGACGGCGTCCTCGACGTCCCAGCGTGGGACGCGCGGAAGGGTATCGGCTGCGCGGCGCGGTGCGGCGGGCGATTCGTGAATTGCCCCTGCGGATTGCGCGCCGTCCGTTTGCGTCGCAGAGGCGGGGGCTTGCCGGATTGCGCGCTGTAGGGGAGGGGCTTGCCCCTCCCGGCGTGGGACACGCGGAAGGGTAATCGGCTGCGCGGGGACGTGGGTCTGCGCCGTAGGGGACGGCGTCCTCGACGTCCCGTGTTGGTTTCGCACCACCCCGTAGGGGAGGGGCTTGCCCCTCCCGCTGTCCCGACGATTCCGCCGGGGTAAACGATGAGGCGAAAGCGGACAGGTTCGCCGCGGGGTGCGCGCCGTCCGTTCCCGCTGTAGGGGACGGCGTCCCGACGTCCCGTTTGTGGGTTTCGCAACCGGGCAACGGTTTTTGCGGAAACCTCCGTCCCCGCCGTAGGGGACGGCGTCCTCGACGTCCCGTGTTGGTTTTGCCCCGCCCCTACGGGGGCGGACATGGCGGGGTGCGCGCTGTAGGGGACGGCGTCCTCGACGTCCCGTGTTGGTTTCGCACCACCCCGTAGGGGAGGGTCCTGCCCGGTTTCAGGGGTAGAGCTTCTCCCCGCGGGCGGCGGCGGCGACGATGCGCTCCTTGAGCCTGAGCTGCTCGCCGCGGGAGAGGCTGCGGTAATCGAGAGCGGGAGGCGCGCCGGTCTGGCCGCCGCCCTCGCGCGGACGCGCCAGGCCCTGGGCGACGCTCTGCGCGAGCAGGCGGGCGGATTCCTCGGCGGCGGCGCGGCGCAGCTGATCGCCGTGCAGCGCGTCCCAGGCGCGGCGCACGCCCACGCCCACGCCCGGGGCGGTGAGGCGCACGAAATCCGGATCGCGCAGGGCGGCGGCGAGGTCGAAGCCGGGGATGGACGCGGCCTCGGCTGCGAGAGCCGCCAGATGCGCGCGGAGATCCGGGAGGGCGGGCGCGGACGCGGCAGGATGCATGTCCGACAGCGGGCCGTCGGGGACGCCGGCCCCTACGGAGACGGACGAGCCGGATCGCGAGTCCGCGGGAGGGGCAAGCCCCTCCCCTACGGGGGCGGACGCAGCCGGGTGCGCGTCCGACAGCGGGCCGTCGGGGATGCCGGCCCCTACGGGGGCGGACGTACCGGATTGCGAAACCGACAGCGGGCCGTCGGGGATGCCGGCCCCTACGGGGGCGGACGTACCGGATTGCGAAACCGACAGCGGGCCGTCGGGGACGCCGGCCCCTACGGGTGCGGACGCAGCGGATCGTGATTCCGCGGGAGGGGCAAGCCCCTCCCCTACGGGGGCGGACGTACCGGGCTGCATGTCCGACAGCGGGCCGTCGGGGACGCCGGCCCCTACGGGGGCGGATGTACCGGATCGCGGATCTGCGGGAGGGGCAAGCCCCTCCCCTACGGGGACGGACGCAGCCGGGTGCGGGGCGGCGAGGGCCGCAAGGAGCTCGCGGGTCATTCCCTCACCTCCAGGCGCACGTGCTGCGGATACTCCTGCGCCAGCAGGCGCACGCCCGCCGCCGCGTAGGCATAGGGGCCGGGCGCGCCGCCGCTCACGAGGCCGTAGCCCTCGTCCAGCTCCGCCTCGGCCTCCGGGTCGGAGGCCAGGAGCGTATACAGCAGGATGCTGAGCGCCGCGCAGAGGAGATCCCGCCCCCGCTCGCCCGCCCCGCTGTGGCCCCGCAGCTCCAGCGAGGGCACGTCAGGACGGTAGATCACCCGGGTCATGGCGCGGCCTCCGGCAGCGGGCCGTCGGGGACGCCGGCCCCTGCGGGGGCGGGCGAGCCGGATCCCGGGTCTGCGGGAGGGGCAAGACCCTCCCCTACGGGGGCGCCGCCGGTGGCCGGGCGCGCCCCCCCCCGCCCCCCGCCCTCCCCGCCTCTCGCTCCCTTTTGTCTCCGTGCGGTATCTTTTTTTCTGGCCGCTCTTCGTGTCCGTGATGATCTTCGCCCTGGGCGGTGGGGT